GAGCATTGCCTCCGCCTCCTCCAGAAATTCAAGATTTAGATGCGATTGACATCGAGTATGTAGGACAACTGGCACGATCTCAAAAGATGGTGGAAGTTGAATCGATACAGAACTGGATTAGCTTGATTGCACAATTCGGACAGATTGATCCAAGAGTGATGCAATTACCAGATCTAATGGCAGCCGGAAGAATTATTGCGCCTGTATTAGGTGTTCCTAAATCAGTTGTCAAGGGTAATGCACAAATGGAAGAAGATGTTGAGCGAGAACAACAGAAACAAGCTCAAGCAGAACAAATGCAGAAGATGGGCGCTATGGCAGAATCGGCTGGCAAGGCAGCGCCTGCAATGAAAGTAATGCAAGATGGAGCGGCAAACCTAAGTGAAGAAGACAAGCAAGCGCTCGTCCAGCAACTCGCAGGGGTTGCCGGAGCTAACTGAACGACAGATAGCAAGCGCGTTTTATAATACATTTACGAGTGGAGATGGAGGGTTAGTGTATGAATGGTTGCAAAACCAATACAATAACACATCCAGTTTTGTCCCAGGAGAGCCGGAAACAACAGCCTACAATGAAGGATGTCGGGCAGTGTTCCTGCAAATCAAAAATAACCTGGACTACTGGAAAACCAAAGGAAAGGACTTATGAACGACGAAACGACTGCAACCTCTCAAGAGGTAGTCACAGAAGAAGTAGAAACAACAGAAGTTGAGCCACAAGCAGAAGAACAGAAGGAAGAAACATGGCGGGATGGTTTGCCCGACGATTTGCAAGGGGTTAAAACCCTGGAGAAGTTCAAGGATGTTGATGCCCTTGCCAAGGGATATGTACATCTCGAAAAATATTTCGACGGTACGATCAAGATCCCTGGCGAGAATGCAACGGCAGAAGAAGTGGAAAGATATTATTCCAAGTTGGGAAGACCCGACACTCCCGACGATTACGAGTTTGAGAAGCCGGAAATTCCCGATGGGATGAACTATGACGACCACATGGAAGGTGAGTTCTTAAAAAAAGCTCACGGCATGGGTTTGAATAGCAAGCAAGTCAATGATCTCTATGGTTGGTACAACTCACAAACCAAAGATATGTTTGTTCAGCATCAGGTAGCACAGGAAAACAATATTCAGAAAGCCGAGATAGAACTTCGGGCGGACTGGGGCAGGCAGTACGATGAGAAACTGGCAGGCATTCAAAGATTAGTTGATCAGTATGCCAGTGGTGAGGAAAAACAATACCTGGATTCATCGGGCTTTGGTAATGATCCTCATGTCGCCAAGTTTCTGGATAAGATTACAAAGGATTTTGGTGAAGCGAAACACTTGGGTGATCCCAAGATCAATGCATTCACTGATCCAGATTCTGCACAACGAGCTAAAGACGCTTTCTATAGAGATACGGAAAGCGATGACTACAAAGCGTATTTCAGCGAGAATCATCCCCGCCATAACGAGGTGGTCAAGATGCTGGATCGATGGAATACCACAATTCATGGAGATGAATAATGCCCGTACACAACGATATAAAGTGTGCGGATTGCGTTCATCTCGTTCCGCAGACGCAAGTTTGCATGGAGTACAAGGCATCAGTTGAAGCCGAGGAAATGCGTAACTGCTATTTTTTTAAAGAAGGTATTTACGCAGAACCAGTGGCAGAGATTGTGCCTATCAAGAAGGGAAGAAAGAAAAAGAAACTCCCTTCTGTATTCCCAGAGAAACAACCCGCCTAGCGGACAATTGTTTCTTACACATTTTTAGTCCTGGTAATCCGCAAGGATCAGGCATGTTTATGCAACCAGGAGAGTCCAAGAGTGGATAACTCTCCGCACAATGATTTATTAATAGGAGAGTAAAATGTCTACACAAATTAACAAGGCATTTGAGCAGTCGTTCTCGGATAATTTTATACATTTGGCGAGTCAGAAGACTTCCAAGTTGTCCGGCGCTGTTCGTGTTGAGAATATCAACGATGCCAAAGCTTTTCATTTTGACAGAATGGATACCGTTTCGATGGTTCAAGCTGTCAGTCGTCACGAAGATACTCCGTTAACGGAAGTACCTTTTTCCAGACGACGCGTTACATTTAACACTTACAGGGCGGTTGATCTGATCGACAATCCTGACCGTGTGAAAATGGCAAAAGATCCAACCAGCCCAACCATGAAACAGTTGGTGGCTGCAATGAACAGGCAAAAAGATGATGCGATTATCGCCGCTGCTTTGGGTAATGCCTATTCAATCAATTCCTCTGATTCTGCGTCTACGGTAAGTTTGCCGTCAGGACAGCAAATTGCACATGGATCAGCAGATTTAACATTAGCAAAATTGCTCACAGCTAAGAAGACCCTTTTAAATAACGATGTAGACCCTGGCGAAGAGCCAATGTATATCGTGATTGGGCCTGACCAGTTGGATGCATTATTGAACGTAACCACGAATACCAGCATTGACTATAATTCAGTCCGTGCCTTGGTAAACGGAGAAATCGACACATGGGTTGGTTTCAAATTCATCATATCTACACGCCTTGCAAAATCGGGCAACATTAGAAGTTGTTTTGCATGGGCTAAGTCAGGAATCGGCCTTGCTATGAACGGTACTCCGAATATTCGGATCAGTGAGCGCAGTGATAAGAACTACTCTACTCAATGTTTTGTTGAATGCTCTTTGGGCGCAACACGCATCGAGGATGAGAAAGTAGTTCAAATCGATTGTGATGAGTCTGCGTAAGTAAGGCTAACTGAATCTTAATTTTATTTTTTAATAGGAGTATTAATCATGGGAACAGCTTATTCAACTGAACTTACCAATCTTGAGGCAACCCCTCAAGTGATGGTGAGTCCTGGTAGTGCTACCGGCAAGATTCGTGTGTGGTCTGACACGATTGCTGCTGGTACGGGGGATATCGACGACGACGATATTCTAATGATGGCGGAAATTCCGTCGAATGCAAAAATCAAGTCTATCAAGTTGTACAACGATGACTTGGATTCTAATGGATCTCCGGCATTGGTTACTGATGTTGGAATCTATAACGGTAACGTCAAGTTTAATGACACCGATGGCAGTGCGACTGCATATGCCGCTGAAGGTGTGATTGACCGTGACTGTTACGGAACAGTGAGTACCGTTCTTCAAGCCGCTGTAACGGCTGGAACGGAATTTCGTTACGAAACCCTCGGTATTGAAACCGTTGGCAACTTTATGTGGGAAGATGCCGGATTGACTTCTGATCCTGGCAGAATGCTTCGCATAGCGTTGACCATCGAAACCGTTGCGGCTACCGCTGCTGCTGGTGATATAACGATGGTGGTTGAGTATATCGTCAACTAACTGATCGGGGGCAGTCCAAAAGGCTGCTCCCTTTCTTTCAAGGAATTTAAATGGCTAGTTTTGTAGAAATTTCATCTAACGCATTACGCTTACTGGGTGACGATCCTATTACATCGTTTGGCGATGATACGGAACGCGCTCGTTTAGTGAACGCTATCTACGAAGAGATGCGTGACGAGGTAACAAGAGCAGCAGTATGGAATTGCTGTAAATCACGCCAAGTCTTAGCAGCGTTGACAGAAACGCCAGCATTCGGGTGGGCGTATTATCACCAACTGCCAGCGGATTGTTTGCGGGTTGTGGATGTACTGTCTGGCGACACAAGGATTGATCACACGATTGAAGGCAGACGTTTAATGACAGATGTTAGCTCTGTCAATCTGATCTTTTTAAAACGGGTGACAGATCCTAACGAATTTGATTCATTATTTATTTCAGCTTATACCGCAAGGATTGCCGCTGAGTTGGCATTGCCAATTTCTGGAAGTAATACGGTTGCGACAGCTATGTGGACAGGCTACGACAAGAAAGTCAAGGAAGCAAGAACGATTGATTCTCAGGAGGGAACGCCAGCGAATCTTGATGCACAGTCGATCATGGATGCACGAGCAGGGAGTGTTATATAGATGGCAAAGGCTCATGCAATGTATTCGACCTTCACTACGGGGGAGGTCACTGAACGATTATCCGGCAGAGTTGATCTGGCAAAGTATAAAGACTCGCTTGCCACTTTAGAAAATGGAGTTGTTTTGCCTCACGGCGGAATCAAACGCAGAGGTGGTTTGAATTACGTTGCTGATGTAAAGGCTGCAACTACCGGCTCTGAGTTGGTGACGAATGGAACTTTTGACAGCAATATTACAGGGTGGACAGATAAATCGGTTGGCAGTGGATCTTCGATTGCTCATTCAACTAACCTGATGAACATTGTTTCGGTAGATACCAGCAACTATGGCTGGACAGAACAAAGCATCACCGTGGTTAAGGGGCAACGATATATTCTGACATTTACGATTGGCACGGGCGCAATAAGTGTCCAGGTCGGAACGGCAACTGGTGGTGAGCAGATTTATGCTTCAACAAGTATGGCGGCGGGAACACATACGATTGAGTTTACCGCAATCACCACGGCTGCTTTTATAGGATTTAAACATACGACAGGGGCAACGCATACATTAGATACGGTGACATGTAAAGCTGGCACTCAAAGTGCGAAGGTAAGATTGATTCCATTTGAGTTCAGTGTCACGCAACCTTATATGCTGGAGTTTGGTAATTTATATATTCGCGTCTACAAAGATAACGGACAAATTACAAACAATGGCAAGCCTGTAGAGATTACGACAACTTATACAACCGCAGATTTATTTGATATCCAGTATGCCCAGAGTGCAGATACATTATATTTGGCTCATAAAGGAAGAGCGCCCAGAAAGCTAACGCGCACATCAGACACTGCCTGGACGTTAACGACAATTAGTTTTACAGGCTCGACATTTCCATCGACGTTGTGTGCGGGATCTGCTGGAACAGGAACGGATGGCAATGACAAGAATCCAGGCGCTGTAACATTTTATAATCAGCGTTTGTACTGGGGTGGCAGTAATGATGACCCACAAAAGATTTGGGGAAGCACGGTAGCCGAGTTTGAGAACATGCATCAGGGATCTGCCACAGATACCGACAGCGTGGAATTTACCCTGGTGGCAAATGAAGTGAACGCTATTCAGTGG